AGGGCAATATCATGGCTGAAGAAAACGAAAACGAACCAGTATCACTAGACGTAATGCCTGGAGCTGATAAACTAGAAGCTCCAGAAAATATTGATTTGAATTTTCCTGAGGAGGAAGTCACTGATGAAACACATGAAACCGAAGAAAAAGAAGTCACAAATGAAAAAGAAGAGTCCGTATCCGAGCAAACCGAAGAGAATGATGAAGAAAGGGTACTAGAAGAGGCTGCTGAAGCCGAAGCTGAAGTTGAAACCGAAGCTAAAGCTGAATCTGAAGCTGAATCCGAGCAAGAACAACCCAAAAAGCCTATGGTTCCTAAATCTAGGCTTGATGAAGTACTTGCAAAACAGAAAGCATTGCAAAAACAGCTCGATGATTTAAAGGCGCAGAACGAAAAACCTGAAGATGCGCCTGAAGAGTATGAATTTGCCAAGAAAGAAGTCGAATATCAGAACTTATTACTTGATGGCGAGGCAGAAAAAGCTGCTGCACTGCGTCAGGAGATAAGAAAAGCTGAACGAGACCAGATTTCTTATGAAATGCGGCAAGAAATGTCCCAAAAAGTGGCTCACAACCAGCAAGCAACTGCTTTGCAGACTGCTGCCGCTGATTTAGAAGCTAATTTCCCTGTTTTTGACCAAAATTCAGAGTCTTTTAACAAAGAATACACCCAAGAAGTAGTAGATTTACGCGATGCGTTTATTACACAGGGGTATGGAGCCGTAGATGCACTGTCAAAAGCGGCAAACTTTGTTATAAAGAGCTATGACATAGCAGAACCTGCTCCTAGCCTGGGTACAGAGTCTAAAAAACCTTCAACTGACGAAGTTGCTAAGAAAAGAGCAGAGGTAGACCGTAAAATTAAAGCTGCTGAAGCTCAACCACCCGAGTTAACTGGCGAAAGTTCTGCTAATAAAGGTGAAAAAGCGATGGATGTAACTACTATGAGTGAAGAAGAGTTTAATGCTCTTCCAGAAGCAACCCTAAAACGGTTACGAGGCGATATATTGTAGGTGATTTATGGCTCACGAGAACAGAAAAGCAGCATTATTAAAGAAACACGGGTTATCAGGCGTTAATAAACCAAAAAGAACGCCTAGTCACCCTAAAAAATCTCATATGGTGTTGGCTCAAGTGGGCCACGAGATGAAATTAATTCGTTTCGGGCAGCAAGGTGTACGTGGGGCAGGTAAAAATCCTAAATCTGCGAAAGACAAAGCAAGAAAACGTTCGTATTACGCTAGACACAACGCGCAAGATGCAAAACCGTCTAAACTTTCGGCAAGGTATTGGTCTCATAAGGTTAAATGGTAGGAGAATATTATGGAAATTAAACTTTCTAGTCTAGTAAACCTTGCTCCCGCTTTGCTGGTCGGTGCTGGTTTGATTGCAAGCTATACCACGCTTGAGGCACAGTCACAAGAAAACGCAGAAGACATCAGTGAGCTTAGTGAACAGGTAGATGAAATCGAAGATGAGGTAAACCAACTGCAAAATCAGATGACACGTTCTGAGATTATCCAACAAAACACCGCAGAAGACTTGTCAGATGTTAAAGCAGATACAAAAATTATACTCAACCTCCTTCAGCAAAACCAAAGACGGTCTACAACGGACTAATATGCCGACCGTTAAGGAAGCTATTCAAAAAATCGAGGTTCACGAGAAGGAATGCGCACTCCGATATTCTGCTATAGAACAACGCCTAGAGTCAGGATCTAAAAGATTTGACAAATTAGAGCTAATGTTATGGAGCATGTATCCGTTTATTATATCTGTGGCGGCAGTTTTTAAATGGATTGGTTGAATGGAAATCATAGTTTTTGCCTTAATAGTGCAGTTAACTCCTGATGATAGTGAACGGGTGGCTAGCTATTGGACAAATCAAACGCACTGTATTAGAGATGCGCGTATTTTGACTAAACGCGAAGAGAATTATAAACCTGCTTTAGCTTTTTGTAGGCCGACTTTCGTTAATCCAGAGTCTACAGAAATAAACGGGTACATACCACTTGATGATAAAACTAAAAAATAGGGGTTGTCACTGTATTTTAGTAAGGTTACTATTGCATAATCGTCAAACCATACGATATTGGTTCGTGTCGAACACGTTAAAAACGTTCTTTCGTCTACAAAGACGTTAAACCTGTCGAGGTCGTCCCTCGCTAATCAACGCTAATACGTAGTCTCACGATACGAGACAACGGATTAGCCGATCCAGAATTCGGCTGAGTTGCTGTGAAAACAGTATTATTGAAACTAGAACGCAGTTGAGGAGGCCAATCATGGCTAATACTAACTTTGCGTCCCTGACTTCAAACCAGCTGACCGCGTGGAGTAGGGACTTCTGGCAGGTTGCTCGCAACATGTCTTTCGTAAACCAGTTTGCTGGAGCTGGGCAAAACGCTATGGTTCAGCGCATTACTGAGCTGACCAAAAGTGAAAAAGGAACCAAAGCAGTCATTACGCTATTAGCGGACATGACAGGTGATGGTGTCACCGGAGATAACACTCTGGAAGGTAACGAAGAAGCGCTTCGCGCCTTCGATATCACAATTGAACTCGATCAACTTCGATTTGCAAACAGAATTGCAGGTCGTTTAGCCGATCAGAAGTCAGTTGTAAACTTCCGTGAGCAATCTCGTGATGCTCTTGCTTATGCAATGGCTGATCGTATGGATCAACTTGCATTTTTAACTTTGTCAGGTGTTGCTTATACTTTGAAGAACAATGGTGCTTTACGCTCTACTTCAGGTGTAACTGGACAGGCTCTGGCTGATCTTGAGTTTGCTTCCGATGTATCTGCTCCTACAGCCGCAAGGCATAGGCGAGTAGATGTGTCTGGTAGTACTTCAACTCTTGAGGCTGGTGACACTACAGCAGTTGCAGCTACTGACAAGATTGCCTACCGTGATATTGTAAACTTGAAGGCTTATGCTAAAGATCAATACATACGTGGTATGCGTGGTGCAGGTAACGAAGAAATGTTCCACATGTTCGTTACTCCAAGCCAAATGGCTGATCTTAAGTTGGACTCAGACTTTTTGACCAACGTTCGCCAAGCAGCTGCCCGTGGGCCAAACAACCAGTTGTTCACAGGAACTAGCTCGTTGATGGTTGACGGTGTAATGATCCATGAGTTCCGTCATGTCTACAACACTTCAGGAGCTACTACTGGTACTTCCTCTAACGCTGGCGCTGCTGGCTATAAGTGGGGTGCTAACGCAGACGTAGTTGGAGCAAGAGCACTGTTCTGTGGTGCGCAAGCTCTGGCAATGGCTGATATAGGTGCGCCTGAGATTGTTGAAGATACTTTCGATTATAGTAACCAAGCTGGTATTTCGGTTGGCAAGATCTTCGGATTGCGCAAGCCTAAGTACAATTCAGACATCAGTGGTTCAGTTCAGGACTTTGGTGTAATCGCGCTTGATACTGCTCAATAAACCCCTTTGATATTTGAGGAAATAAGTTATGGCTACTTTTACTTCAGGGGCAGTTACTGGAAACAGTGCGTACAAGCCCTTTCCACAAGGTCAGGTTGGTGTTCGTTCCGCTACGTATTCTTTAACAGCGGCACTTGCAGCAGCTGACATCGTTCAGATGGTTGATGTCTTTAAAGGAGAGACAGTTCTCGGCGTAATGCTGACTACGACTGATCTCGACACGAATGGCTCACCAGCTATTGTACTTGACGTAGGTTACGGTGGTGCTGCCAACTCTTTGATTGACGGAGCTACTGTCGGACAAGCAGGTGGTACGGCTAGTTCATTTGCTATTGGTAACGCAACGCACGGCTCAACAGCTACTGCGCCTGTTACTTTTGCAGCAGATGACACTATAGACGTAACTGTTGCAACAGGTCCAGGAACAGGAGCCGCTACTGGGACAATCACAGTACGGTTGTTTGTTGCATAGGTTCCCCCTTTAGACCCAAATGTTACCCCCCTCTTAGGAGGGGGGACTTTTTAAGAGGATTTTATGAGAAAGAAAGGTAAAGCTGATCTTAACAAAGATGGAAAGCTATCTTCTTATGAAAAAGCACGTAGCAAAGCTATAACAAAAGCTATGTCTAAACGCAAAAAGAAAAGGAAATGATATATGAAAGTTATATCAAGAGAGGAGATTCGCGTAGCTACATTAGCTGGCGCGGTAGTTTTACTTAAAGCAGGGGAAGAACGAGAAGTTGCAGATGAGATAGGTCATATTGCCCTTCAAATGGGGGCAGAAATAGTTGGTATGTCAACACCTACTCCAGCGCCTGCTCCAGCCCCAGAGCCAGTTGAAGAAACAATGGATCAGGATCTCGTAAAAGCATTAGAGGAAATTATTGCAAACGGCGATCCGAAAGATTTTAAAGCAGATGGTGCGCCAAAAGCAGCGGTTATTAACAAAGCTGTAGGGCGAACAGTTAAACCAGAGGAACGCACGGCTGCTTGGGAGTATGTCCTCAACGCATAAGAGGGTAAGTGATGGCAGTTACAGTTCAAAGTGTTGTTGATAGAGTTCAGGTTACTTTACAGGATACTACGGGTGTCCGTTGGCCTGTAACAGCAGAGCTGGTTACCTTTGTTAATGATGCGCAACGTGAAATTGCATTGTTAAAACCCGATGCAACAGCAGTAAATA